ATGGCGAAAACAGCAAGAATTGTAAGGATACATGATAAACCTTATAGGTTCAGTAAATTTGAAATGGAATTAATTGAAAGTCACGGTATAACACCTGGAATGGTTTCTAAAAGAGTAAAAGACGGTTGGGAACTACATGAAGCAATGGACGCACCAGAAGGCATGCGTTTAAGCGAGTACAGAGAAAAGAAAACAATAGAAAGACTGGAACAAGCTAGACTCGAACGCAAATTGGAAAGAGAGCGAAAGAAAGAGGCAGAGCTAAGAAGAAAGAAGCCACATTTGTTTAATGTACCTCAGAAACATTCACGTGATCCGTACTGGTTTGATAATACTTATAACCAAATGTTCAAGAAGTGGCAGGAAGTATAAATGCCTAAAACCGATAACGCACGCAAAGAATACTTAAACCAATTTTTCAGATCTAAGAGATATCTGTATCAGGATAACGAGCGAGTGGCTCATACTCATGTAGTAAACGGCACTTATTACTTTCATGGGCATATCGTACCAGATTGGCAAGGTGTGAAAAAGACATTTGATACAGCGGAAGAGCTCGGAATATATATAAAGCAACATGGTTTGGAATACGAGGAACAGAAGCAACTAACTTTATTTTAGAGGAGATGGAAACAATGAAAATCAAAGTTAAAAAAGAAATGCTATTAGACGAGTTAATTAAATGGGCGCGAGAAAATCCGGAGCTATCACAAGGGAAAATATTTTTTTCAACAGGATTTAGTGATGGATTCGTTCGTTTTCATCCAAATACAAATAAGTGTTCGACGTCAAGTTTTATTCCAATTGATATCCCCTTCATAGTTGATATTGAAAAAGAAGTAACCAAAGACACGGTATTTGATAAGTTGTTTGAAATGTACGAGATGGAAGGAGGAGTCTATGAAACCGTATTATATGCAAACACTAGTATAAAAGAATGTTTATATGGTAGACGTTTGCCTACCAAAGCATTCTATATCTTAAACGATGATATGACGATGACGTTAATTTGGAAAGATGGGGAGTTGGTAGTATGATGCCGAAATTTAGAGCGTGGGATAAATTAGGTAAGGAAATGCACAAAGTAAGTGCTATTGATTTTAGTAGCAAAGGTGCAAGAATTATTCGTTTAGCTGGAGTACAGTCTAACGGTAAGGAAAATCATAAAAGATGGCATTCATCTGTTGAACTCATGCAATCTACAGGAGTTAAAGATGTGAATGGTGTGGAGATATTCGAAGGCGATATAGTGAAAGTTAATGTGCTAGAAGGAATTGGACCGAATGCAAGAATTGTTTTTAAAAACGGTATGTTTGGCGTTGAAGATGACATGCATGGATACGGTTACGACAAAGGGCTTTATTCTCTAAACCTCATCATTAATAGACACGAGGTAGAAGTTAAAGGCAACATATTTGAATCATCTCATTTATTGGAGGTAACAGAATGAACTATGAAACAGGATTCCAAATAGGCGTAACGGAAGCTAGGTTGAAGAAGATGAGAAAACAACGTGATGAGTACAAGAAGCAACGTGACGAGCTTATTGGGGATATAGCTAAGTTAAGAGAGCGTAACGAAGAGCTGGAGAACATGTGGCGCACAGTCAAAAATGAATTGCTTGGAAGATACGAATTTTACCGTTTTAGACTTAACGAACTACAGATTGAGAGTAGAGCGAACAAGGCAGTAGCTATAAACATGGGAGCTAAAATCAACGCAAGTGCTATATTGTACCGAATGGACAAATTAGACGGAACAAATGAGTTCTACGAATTTTTAGGTCAAATGGAGGAAGACACTAATGAATAACCGCGAACAAATCGAACAGTCCGTTATAAGTACTAGTGCGTATAACGGTAATGACACAGAGGGATTGCTAAAAGAGATTGAGGACGTATATAAGAAAGCGCAAGCGTTTGATGAAATACTTGAGGGAATGACAAATGCTATGCAAGATGCACTCAAAGAAGATATTTATCTTGATGAAGCAGTAGGGATTATGACGGGTCAAGTTGTCTATAAATATGAGGAGGATCAGGAAAATGACTAATACATTAACAATTGATCAGTTACAAGAGTTATTACAAATACAAAAGGAGTTCGACGATAGAATACCAACGCTGAACTTACGAGATAGCAAAATAGCATATGTAGTTGAATTCTTTGAATGGTTTAATACATTGGAAACGTTTAAGAACTGGAAGAAGAAACCAGGTAAGCCGTTAGACGTACAACTTGATGAATTAGCTGACATGTTGGCGTTTGGATTGAGTATTGCGAATCAACAAGAGGTAACGAACGAAAAATTAGAATATGGATTAAGCACTCTTAGAAAAGATGGGTATCTTTACAATGAATCTCAATCCGTTTGGGACTTTATGTCAGATGTATCAAACGTTGGTTTAGAACCTTTAAGTGCAGTTATTATACCACTAGATATTGCTTACAACTTATATTCTATCGACCAACTCATTGACGCGTACAAAAAGAAAATGAAAAGGAATCATGAAAGACAAGATGGAACAGCAGACGCAGGAAAAGGATACGTGTAAAGACATATTAGATCGAGTCAAGGAGGTTTTGGGGAAGTGACACAATACCTAGTCACAACATTCAAAGATTCAACAGGACGACCACATGAACATATTACTGTGGCTAGAGATAATCAGACGTTTACAGTTATTGAGGCAGAGAGTAAAGAAAAAGCAAAAGAGAAGTACGAGGTGCGGAACAAACCAGTTGATGGAGCGACCAACTTAAACGATATCAAATCAAATATTGGTATCTTTCACGTTGAAAAAGTCGAACCAAACGAGGGTATGGTGGATATTAACATTGAGACAATGAAACCATTCGAGGAGGCAGACGATGATTAAAAAACTTAAAAATATGGATTGGTTCGATATCTTTATTGTTGGAGTACTGTCATTATTCGGCATATTCGCATTGTTACTTGTTGTCACATTGCCTATCTATACAGTGGCTAGTTACCAACACAAAGAAACGCACCAAGGAACTATTACAGATAAATATAACAAGAGACAAGATAAAGAAGACAAGTTCTATATTGTATTAGACAACAAACAAGTCATTGAAAACTCCGACTTATTATTCAAAAAGAAATTTGATAGCGCAGACATACAAGCTAGGTTAAAAGTAGGCGACAAAGTAGAAGTTAAAACGATTGGTTATAGAATACACTTTTTAAATTTATATCCGGTCTTATACGAAGTAAAGAAGGTAGATAAACAATGATTAAACAAATATTAAGACTAATATTCTTATTAGCAATGTATGAGCTAGGTAAGTATGTAACGGAGCAAGTATATATTATGATGACGGCTAATGATGATGTAGAGGAGCCGAGTGACTTCGCAAAGTTTAGTGATCAGTCTGATTTGATGAGGGCGGAGGTGTCAGAGTAGATGATGTGGGAAATAGTTGCTATCGGTATCCTTATATTAATTACATTACTTTATGTAATATATACAGACAAAATTGAAGTGAGGGAGAAGATTGATGAATTAAAGCATGACATAAAAAGGAATGAAAAATTATTTGAAAATTATAAGAAAGAAAACAGACCAATCGAATATATTGTTGAGTTATATGATGGTGTGTATTTACAAGAAGAATATACAGGAGCATTTTCGAAAATGATAACACTTACTACAACTAGCAATGTTTTTGAAGCTAAATCATATGACAATTTATTTTTAGCTAAAATAGATGCTGAATTTCTGAGTGGTCGTGTATTAAAATATAAGCCGAATTTAGAGGTGATTGAATAGATGATGTGGTTCATCATAGCAATTATATTACTAGTCATCTTATTGTTTGGTGTAATGTTGCAAGCTGAACAGTTAAAAGGCGATGTGAAAGTTAAAGAGCGAGAGATAGAGATATTAAGAAGTAGATTGAGACACTTTGAAGATTAAACATATTTGTACGGAGGGTATTCATGACTAAAAAGAAATACGGATTAAAATTATCAACAGTTCGAAAGTTAGAAGATGAGTTGTGTGATTATCCTAATTATCATAAGCAACTCGAAGATTTAAGAAGTGAAATAATGACACCGTGGATTCCAACAGATACAAATATAGGCGGGGAGTTTGTACCGTCTAATACATCGAAAACAGAAATGGCAGTAACTAATTATCTTTGTAGTATACGAAGAGGTAAAATTCTTGAGTTTAAGAGTGCGATTGAACGTATAATTAACACATCAAGTAGGAAAGAACGGGAATTCATTCAAGAGTATTATTTTAATAAAAAGACTTTAATTGTGGTTTGTTATGACATACACATCTCTGAAAGTACAGCGCATAGAATCAAGAAGAAAATAGTCTCTAAACTAGCCGAAGAATTAGGGGAATACTAAAATTGACAGTAAAATGACAGTTTTTGACACCTAAAACGAGATATTATGATATTGTAAGAATTATCTTAAGACGTGGGGTAATAGCCACATTAGATGTTCTCATCGATGTGATTGAGAAGTGACAAACATATAAAAGTTGATATGTTACGCTATTAATCACTTACTACCTGCCTATATGGTAGGTAGTTTAATTCTTGCATTTTGAGTCATAACTATTTTCCTCCTTTCACATTTATTGAACGTAGCTCCTGCACAAGATGTAGGAGCATTTTTATATTTAAATAACTAGAGTAATTAACGTAAAGGCGTGTGATACAGTGAAAACAATTGATTAAATTAACACCGAAGCAAGAAAAATTTGTGCTAGGACTCATAGAGGGCAAGAGCCAACGCAAAGCTTATATTGACGCAGGCTATTCGACTAAAGGCAAAAGTGATAATTATATAGATAGCCGAGCTTTTGAGTTGAGTAAGAATAGTGCGGTTTTAGATAGGTATGAAGAATTGCGTCAAGAAGCAGCTGAACAATCAAAATGGACACGCCAAAAGGCTTTTGAAGAATATGAGTGGTTAAAGAATGTAGCTAAGAATGACATTGAAATAGAGGGAGTAAAGAAAGCGACAGCTGATGCATTCCTCGCTAGTTTGGACGGCATGAATAGAATGACGTTAGGAAATGAAGTTCTGACTAACAAAAAGATTGAAACTGAAATCAAGATGCTTGAGAAAAAAATTGACCAAATGGATAAATCAGAAAATAATTCACAAGAAGCAGAAGTTGCTAAAGCACTTATTAAGTTAGCGGGTGTTAATAATGATTAATGAAATGTTAAACCCGAAACAACAAGAAGTCTGGAACTGCTTTATAAACGATAAACCCAAAGTATTAATAGCGAGTGGTGCAAAAAGGGCAGGTAAAACATATGTGTTCATCCTGCTTTTTTTAATGCATATAGCTACTTATAAAGACAAGGGGCTTAACTTCATTATTGGAGGAGCAACACAAGCATCTATAAGACGTAACATACTAGATGATATGGAGTTAATACTAGGTAGAGAGTTAACACTCGACAAATCTAACGCAGTCAAAATATTCGGTAATAAAGTGTATGTATTCGACGGACAAAACTCGGATGCATGGAAAAAAGCGCGTGGTTTTACTTCAGCAGGTGCTTTTTTAAATGAGGGAACAGCATTACACAATATGTTTATTAAAGAAGTGTTCTCACGTTGTAGTTACAAAGGCGCGAGAATATTAATTGATACAAACCCCGAAAACCCAATGCATCCAGTTAAAAAAGATTACATTGATAAGAGTGGTCAACGATTATCGAATGGAAGACTAAATATCAAAGCATTTCAATTTACTTTGTTCGACAATACATTTTTAGATGAAGAATATATTGAATCGATTATAGCGAGTACACCAACAGGAATGTTCACAGATCGTGACATTTATGGTAAGTGGGTTTCTGCTGAGGGTGTTGTATATAAAGATTTCAAAGAAAAAGTTCATTACATCACAGAAGAAGAATTTAAAACTAAACAAATAAAAAGGAAATATGCAGGCGTCGACTGGGGATATGAGCATTATGGTTCTATTATGGTTGTAGCGGAAGACTTCGACGGAAACAAGTACGTTATTGAAGAACACGCACACAGACATAAAGAAATAGATGACTGGGTAGCTATTGCAAAAGGAGTTATAAAAAGGCATGGCGATATTCTTTTTTATTGTGATACAGCTAGACCTGAACATATTGAACGATTTAGAAGAGAGAAGATAAAAGCAAGATATGCTGACAAAGCTGTTATTGCTGGCATTGAAGTTATTTCTAGGTTATTCAAGTTAAATAAAATATTCATTATCAAAGAAAAAGTTAGTTTGTTTAAAGAAGAAATATACAACTACGTTTGGAAAGATAATGCAGACGAACCAGTTAAATTAAACGATGACACATTAGATGCGTTAAGATATGCAGTTTATACAGCTAATAAGCCAAGTGGCACAGGCTTTAATTAAAGGAGGTAATATTTTGTACCCTAGCCAACCAACACAAACAGAAATATTTGATGCTATTGTGAGGACTAACAATAAGCCAGAAACACTGGAAGAAATGATTGTCAGATATATAAAACAACATTTGGAGAAGTTACCTGAAATCTCAATCGGTCAAGAATATTATGAGCAACGTCCTGATATTGTTAAGGAACCTAAGCCAGTTGATGCTACAGGAGCAGTTGACCCATTGAAACCAGATGACAGAATGATTACCAACTTCCATGCTAACCTAGTAGATCAAAAAGTTTCTTATATTGTAGGTAAGCCTATCGCTTTTAAACATACAGATGATGAAGTAGTTAAACGTATTGATGAAGTTTTGGGCAATAGATTCGATGATAAGTTACACAGTGTACTAACAGGAGCCAGCAATAAAGGTATTGAATGGTTGCATCCTTACCTTGATGAAGAGGGAGAATTTAAGTTATTTAGAGTACCAGCAGAACAAGGTATTCCTATATGGACTGATAAAGAGCACGAAGAATTAGAGGCGTTTATCAGGATGTATAAATTGGAAAATGAAACTAAAGTTGAATACTGGGACAAAGTAACGGTTAATTACTACGTTTATGAAAATGGCTCGCTTATTCCGGATTACTCTAACAATTTGGAGAATTCAAAAACGCATTTTAGTACAGGGTCGTGGGGTAAGATTCCATTTATTCCATTCAAAAATAACGACTTAGAAATATCAGACATATTTATGTATAAAACATTGATTGATGCGTATAACAGGCGATTATCTGATTTATCCAATACTTTTAAAGATTCAAACGAATTAACGTATGTATTGAAGAACTACGATGACCAAGAGTTACCAGAATTTAAACGGTTACTACGTTATTACGGTGCGATAAAAGTATCAGATAACGGGGGTGTCGACACAATACAGGTAGAAGTACCAGTTGAAAACAGTAAGAAGTATTTAGATGAGTTATATCAAAAAATAATGTTGTTTGGTCAAGCGGTTGACTTTAGTTCTGATAAATTCGGTTCTGCTCCAAGTGGGGTTGCGTTAGAGTTTTTATATACTAACTTAAACTTGAAAGCGGATAAGTTAGCGCGTAAAGCTAAAGTTGCTATACAGGAGTTACTTTGGTTTGTGTTTGAGCACTTCGACATCAAAGGAGAACATAATGATGTCGATATTAGTTTCAACTACAACAAAGTAGCGAACACAGAATTACAAGTACAAACAGCTCAGCAATCTATGGGAATTGTAAGCCATGAAACTGTATTGGAAAATCACCCGTTTGTCGAAGATTTACAAGCAGAACTCGAACGAATAGAGCAAGAACAAATGGAGTACAACAAGCAACTGCCTAATTTAGATGACGGAGGTGCTGACGGTGCCCAACAACAAGAAAGATCTAACAATAAAGAATCAGAATGATATTGATGAGTATATCGACAGTCTAATCTCTAAAGCTGAGAAGCCTATAGAACAACTATTTGCTAATCGACTTAAAGAGATAAAACAAATCATCGCAGATATGTTTGAGAAGTATCAAAGTGATGATGTGTATGTTACATGGACTGAATTTAATAAATATAACAGGCTCAATAAGGAGTTAACTCGTATAGGTACTATGCTGACTGATGATTACAGGCAAATAGCTAAGATGATTCAGAAGTCGCAGGAAGATGCTTATATAGAAAAGTTCCTTATGAGCCTTTATTTATATGAGACGGTGAGTCAAACATCTATGCAGTTTGATGTTCCTAGCAAAGAAGTTATCACATCAGCTATTGAACAACCTATTGAGTTCATTCGATTAGTACCGACGCTACAGAAGCATCGTGATGAAGTGCTGAAAAAGATACGCTTACATATCACACAAGGCATTATGAGCGGAGAGGGCTACTCTAAAATAGCGAAAGCAATCCGTGATGATATTGGCATGTCTAAAGCTCAATCGTTGCGTGTAGCTCGTACAGAAGCGGGTAGAGCGATGTCACAAGCTGGACTTGATAGTGCATTGGTAGCTCAAAAGAATGGCTTACAGATGTATAAGTATTGGCAAGCTACTAAAGATACACGTACAAGAGACACACACAGGCATCTAGACGGTGCTAAGAAGAGAATAGACGAACCGTTCAAGTCGAGTGGTTGCATTGGACAAGCACCTAAGTTGTTCGTTGGTGTGAATAGTGCAAAAGAAAACATCAACTGTCGTTGTAAGCTTATGTATTACATTGACGAAAATGATTTGCCTAGTACAACAAGAGTACGTAAAGATGATGGCACAACCGAAGTAATACCACAAATGACTTATCGTGAGTGGGAGAAATATAAACGTAAAAGAAAGTAGTTTACTACTCGACCTTAGCATGTCGTTAAACTGCTTCTTTTTATACCAAAATTCTTCGTGGCGTTGCACGTAAAACTCGTAAAAAGGAGTAGTTTAAATGGATTTATACACATTGTTAGGACAATTTAAAGACGGAGAAATCGACAAGCAGAAGGTAATTGATGCGATTGACGAATCAAAATCGGGAATGGTACCACGTTCGAGACTGAACGACAAGAATACCGAAATTGAAGAGTTGAAAGAAGAGATTTCTAAACGTGATGAACAAATTGTCAAATTGCAAGACTCTGTTAAAGATGATAGCGAGATTCAAAAAGAACTCGAAGAATTAAAGAATCAAAATTCAGAGTTGGAGACAAAGTATAAAGAAACACAACTTAATAACGCAGTTAAGTTAGCGGTTGCTAAAGAAGCAAATGACGCTAACGACATTCTAGCATTCATCAATAAAGATGAACTGGAATTAGTAGACGACGGCACTGTAAAAGGTTTAGACAAAGCGATTGAAACGCTTAAAGAGTCTAAACCTTATTTATTTGCGTCGTCTAAGCCTGTAGGTAAAACACCACAAGGCGGAGGTAATCCGGACTCAAGTGTAACGAAAGAAAAGTTTGACAACATGAGTGTCGCTGAACGTAACGAATTGTATTTGAACGATCGTGAGACATTCGAAAAACTAGTTAATCAAAATTAAACAAAGAAAGAGGTATAAACATGCCACAAGGAGTTACTAAAACAAGTAATCAAATCATTCCAGAAGTACTAGCGCCTATGATGCAAGCGCAACTCGAAAAGAAATTGCGTTTCGCTTCATTTGCAGAAGTAGATAGCACATTACAAGGACAACCGGGAGACACTTTGACATTCCCAGCATTCGTTTATAGCGGAGATGCACAAGTAGTTGCAGAGGGCGAAAAAATCCCTACTGACATCTTAGAAACTAAAAAACGTGAGGCTAAAATCCGTAAAATTGCTAAAGGTACATCTATCACAGATGAGGCTTTATTAAGTGGTTACGGAGACCCTCAAGGCGAACAAGTACGTCAACACGGTTTAGCACATGCTAACAAAGTTGACAATGACGTATTAGAGGCTTTAATGGGAGCTAAACTTACTGTTAATGCGGACATCACTAAGTTAAACGGCTTACAATCAGCAATCGACAAATTTAACGATGAAGACTTAGAACCAATGGTTTTATTTGTTAATCCACTTGATGCTGGTAAGTTACGCGGAGATGCATCAACTAACTTTACACGTGCAACCGAATTAGGCGATGACATCATCGTTAAAGGTGCGTTTGGCGAAGCTCTAGGTGCTATCATTGTACGTACTAATAAGTTAGAAGCTGGCACAGCTATTTTAGCTAAAAAAGGTGCAGTTAAATTAATCTTGAAACGTGATTTCTTCTTAGAAGTAGCGCGTGACGCATCAACAAAAACAACTGCATTATACAGTGATAAGCACTATGTAGCATATTTATATGATGAATCTAAAGCAGTGAAAATCACTAAAGGTTCTGGAAGCTTAGAAATGTAATAGGAGGTAGTGACGTATGTATAAAGTAATCGAACGTTTTGAAGATGCACAAGACAATGGACATGAATATCAAGTGGGAGACATTTACCCACGTGATGGGTTAGAAGTATCAGAAGAACGGTTCACTGAATTATCTACAACAAACAACCGCCGTAACTTAATCGCTATCAAACTTGTTGAAGACGATACAACAGAACAGTCTGAGGCGAGCGCTGACGAGCAAAAAAGTTTATCTGATATGAAAGTAGCAGAATTAAAAGAACTTGCTAAAAAGCGTGAAATTAAAGGCTATAGCGATATGAAAAAAGATGAGCTTATCAAAGCTTTAGAGGGTGTTAAGTAATGGACGCAAAAGACGTCAAAATGATTAATGGACTTTCACTCAATGATTCGTCTAACGATGAGCAGATCGAATATCTTATTGAAGAATATAAAGGTGTTGCAGAAGATTATTGTAATCAGAAGTTTGATGACAAAGAAGTGCCGTCGGGTGTTAAGAAGTTTATTGCTGAATGTATCAAGTTTGGTACAACTGGCAATATCTCAGCGCGCACGATGGGCAACGTGAGTTATACCTATGTAACTGACATACCTAGTAGTGCTTATGCTTATCTAATGCCTTATCGTAAGTTAAGTTGGGGTAAGCGATATGTTTAATCCGTTTGATGAGTTTCCGCACACAATTGAAATTGGAGAGGTTGAAGTTGCAGGAACATTTCCTAAAGAATACGAGCGTTTTAAAAGTAACGAAACAATTAAAGGATTTATGGATACGCCTACATCAAGCGAGACACTCAAATTTCATCAAATGAGCAAAGACTTCGACCGTAACCTATATACGCCGTATCACATACCAATAACAAACAAAACTTTATTTAATTACGAGGGTAAAACGTACGAAGTTGTAGGCGAACCGGTCGACCAAGGCGGACAACATGAAATCAATTTAACTAGATTGAGGGTGCGATCTATTGGCAAAGGTTAAGTATGGTAATTGGGACTTAGTAAAAGAGTTGGAAAATTACGAGCGAGACATGGAGCGATGGGTCAAACGAGGTATAGCAAAGACTACTGCTAAGATTCACAATACAATCATTTCATTAATGCCAGTTGATACCGGATATCTTAGAGAAAGTGTAACAATGGACTTTAAAGACGGCGGTTTTACTGGTGTTATTAATATTGGTAGTGAATACGCAATATATGTCAATTATGGTACTGGTATATATTCAACAGGCGCTGGAGGTAGTAGAGCGAAAAAGATACCGTGGTCATACAAGGATGCAAACGGTAAGTGGCACACTACTAAAGGACAACATGCTCAACCTTTTTGGGAGCCGGCAATAGACGCTGGGCGAGCATTCTTTAATAAGTATTTTTCGTGAGGTGGTTAAGATATGTGGGTATCAGTTGAACGGTACTTATTTAACAAAGTATATAACAAATTAAAAAGTAACCCTATTATCCAAAAACAATTGGACGGTAGGGTTTTTGATTGCGTTCAAAAAGACGCTGTTTACCCATATATCGTTGTGGGTGAAACAAACGTCACTAACAAAGAAACGACCACGAGCATGGTCGAAGATGTCGGCATCACATTGCATGTTTATAGTCAAGCGCGTAATAGAGATGAGGCATCACAAATAATTCAATTTTTAGGCTTCGTCTTAAATAACGAAATCGAAATTGATTATTATTCATTCATTAAAAGTCGGATTGATACACAAGAAGTTATTACTGACATAGATCAGTACACTAAACACGGTATCATTCGGCTTGTTTTTAAATACAGACATAACACATTACAAAGGAGTGTAACGAATGGCGCAGGATAAATATATTGTCGCTCTCCAAATCGCTGATAAAGATTTAGCTAAGAAGCTAACTATCGAAGAAGCAACGCTTTTAGGTAGTTTAGCAGAGGGTGGGCACATTATCAGTAATGACCTTGCTGAAATCATTCAAGGCGGTAAGAAAGATTATAGCCGTAACTCTGTCGAAGAAGAAATCAAGTTAACGCTTGATGTCGTTCCGGGAGATAAAGGTCAATTAGCATTAAAAGAATCGGTTAAGCAATTCAAACAATTACGTGTTTGGATTTGGGAAACTAAAAAACGCGATGGCAAACATCACGGTGTATTCGCATATGTAGTTATCGAAGAGCACGAATGGTCATTTGATGACGAAGATAACAAAATCGAAATCACAGCGAAAGTTAAGTTCAATAGTGCAGACGGTACAATCAACGATTTACCAAAAGAATGGCTTAACCCTAGCGCATTGGCTCCAGTTGTTGAATTCGAAGACATGAACGCTTACGAAGATAGTTATGAAAACCGAACTAAAAAAACAACTGCTGGCAGTAGCGATTTAAGTATGTAATTAACGAGGGCATAAGCCCTCTATTTTTTTGTACAAAATAACGATAAACGAGGTATTTAATATGACTGAAACAACTTTTAATCCAATTACATCATTAACGATTAACAATGAAGAAGTGAAAGCAAAAGCAACATTTATGTTCGATAAAACCGCTAAAAAATTTGCAACTGAACAAGAAGATAACAAAGGTAGAAAACAAAAAACCTCAGGATTTACTAATGTTTATAACGCTTTATTAGAGCGTGACACAGTGGCAATTGTAGACTTTTGGGAATGCGCAACAGCTTATCTAGGTAAAAGCGCACCTAAAAGAGAAGATATTGAAGCGGAAATCATGGAAATCATCGAAAGAGAAAACGACACGTTAAATCTATTACAAGGTGCGTTGGACGTAATGAATAATAGTGGTTTTTTCAAGCAGAAATCACGTCTATTCTGGACACAGATGAACCAAGCGCCATCGTTAGCCAAAGAAGACGAGAAAGAGGGCGCGAAAGCTGGTATCGAGATGATGAAGAACAACTACAAAGAAATCATGACCGTAGCACCTTATTAGACTATTCGGAAATAAGGCAGATGACAAGTCGTTACATAGGTTATATGAGTAATGACGAGCTAATGAGCATGCTACCTGCCGAATGGAATGACTGGATTATTGGCGCTAGACAAGCATTGATTGACCAAAGGGACATCGCGTTGTACGGCGCTCAATATAATGCGGTCGCTCAAGCTGGTAAATCACTAAAACGTTTTGTTAGGCAGAACGAAAGAGAACATTATATTATTCGTGGTCAAGAAGACGAATATGAAAAAATGAAACAGCGTGAGCTAGCTAAAAACAAACGTAAAAGAGAAATACAAAAACAAGGGACTCGCAAGTTCCTTAACAGCTTAAAAACAAGTCATAAAGGAGGTTAGGCATGGAAAAGAATTTTCTAGCTCGTATTACAGCTATAATCAGTGATTTTAAAAGGAATATGAGAACTGCTCAACGTATGGCTAAAACTGATATACCGGACGAAATCAAGACAGAAGTTACAGCTAACATAAGAGATTACCAAAGAGAGTTAACGCGAGCTAAATCGATGGCTCAGCGATGGCGAGAACATAAAGTTAATATCGATGCAGATGCTAGCAAAGTGAAACAAGTCATATCGTTTGTTAAAGTAGAACTATCGAATATCAGACGTAAAAAAGTTGAAATTGATGGCGACGCAAGCGGATTAAAAAGAAATGTTGCGACTTCTAAAGCAATGTTAGCTGGTTGGCGCAAACACACTGTTAAATTAGATTTTGATACAACTGGAATGACGAAAATGCAAGTAGCGTTGACTGCTGGTAAAAGAGCGTTAGATCAGTATCAATCAACAATGGATGGCATCGCATCAAATATTAGAACTTTCGGTACTATCTTCGCACAACAAGTCAAAGGTTTAATGATTGCTAGTATACAAGCGTTAATACCAGTAATTGCTGGATTAGTTCCGGCTATTATGGCGGTACTTAATGCCGTTGGTGTATTAGGTGGTGGCGTCGTTGGTTTAGCTGGTGCATTCTCTGTAGCAGGTGTTGGAGCGGTTGGTTTCGGCGCAATGGCTATTACTGCACTAAAAATGGTAAAAGATGGAACATTAGCAGTAACAAAAGAAGTTCAAAACTTTAGAGATGCAAGCGATCAGTTAAAAACTACATGGCAAGGCATTGTAAAAGAGAATCAAGCAAGTATCTTTAATGCGATGTCAGCGGGTATCAGAGGCGTTACAAGTGCGATGTCGCAATTAAAACCTTTCTTATCCGAAGTATCTATGCTGGTAGAAGCGAACGCGCGCGAGTTTGAGGATTGGGTTAAACATTCTGAAACGGCTAAGAAAGCGTTTGAAGCATTGAATAGCATAGGTGGTGCAATCTTCGGAGATTTATTGAACGCTGCAGGACGATTTGGCGACGGATTAGTTAACATTTTCACTCAATTAATGCCGTTGTTCAAATTTGTGTCTCAAGGACTACAGAACATGTCTATAGCTTTCCAAAATTGGGCTAATAGTGTAGCTGGTCAGAATGCTATTAAAGCGTTTATTGACTATACTACCACTAATTTACCTAAGATTGGCCAGATATTTAGCAATGTATTTGCTGGTATTGGTAATTTAATGATTGCTTTTGCTCAAAACAGTTCTAATATTTTTGATTGGTTAGTTAAATTAACTTCTCAATTCAGAGCATGGTCAGAACAAGTAGGACAATCACAAGGGTTCAAAGACTTTATCAGTTACGTTCAAGAGAATGGTCCTACTATTATGCAGTTAATCGGTAATATCGTAAAAGCATTAGTAGCATTTGGCACTGCAATGGCTCCTATAGCTAGTAAATTGTTAGACTTTATCACTAATCTAGCTGGTTTTATCGCTAAGCTATTCGAGACACACCCAGCTATAGCACAAGTTGCTGGTGTTATGGGTATTTTAGGTGGTGTATTTTGGGCTTTAATGGCTCCGATTGTTGCTATAAGTAGTGTGCTTACAAATGTGTTTGGCTTGAGTTTATTCAGTGTCGTCGAAAAGATTTTAGAATTCGTTAGAACATCAAGTTTAGTTACTGGAGCTTTGGAAGCATTAACAGGTGTTTTTGGAACGATTTCAGCACCTATTTTAGCGGTAATTGCAGTAATTGGCGCATTTATCGGTGTCCTAGTTTATTTATGGAAAACAAACGAGAATTTCAGAAACACTATTACTGAAGCGTGGAACGGTGTTAAAACGGCGGTTTCTGGTGCGATTCAAGGTGTAGTTGGCTGGTTAACTGAATTGTGGGGCAAAATCCAATCTACCTTACAACCGATAATGCCTATATTGCAAGTTTTAGGGCAAATATTCATGCAAGTTTTAGGTGTTTTGGTAATAGGTATCATCACAAACGTTATGAATATCATACAGGGTTTGTGGACGTTAATTACAATTGCATTCCAAGCCATAGGAACAGTGATATCCGTGGCAGTCCAAATCATAGTAGGTTTATTCACTGCTTTAATTCAGTTGCTTACTGGCGACTTCTCAGGTGCTTGGGAGACTATTAAAACTACGGTTACCAATGTACTTGATACGATTTGGCAATACATGCAATCAGTTTGGGAGTCAATCATCGGCTTTTTAACTGGCGTAATGAATCGAACACTTTCTATGTTTGGTACAAGTTGGTCGCAGATATGGAGTACAATCACTAATTTTGTTAGCAGTATTTGGAACAGTGTTACAAGTTGGTTTAGTCGTGTTGCTTCGAGTGTGGCCGAAAAAATGGGACAAGCACTAAACTTTATTATCACAAAAGGTTCTGAATGGGTTTCTAATATTTGGAATACTGTTACAAGTTTCGCAAGTAAAGTAGCTGATGGATTTAAAAGAGTTGTCTCAAATGTAGGCGACGGCATGAAAAACGCGCTTGATAAGATTAAAAGCTTTTTCAGCGATTTTTTAAATGCCGGAGCAGAATTAATAGGCAAAGTAGCTGAGGGTGTAGCTAACGCTGCGCACAAAGTAGTCAGTGCGGTAGGCGATGCGATTTCATCAGCGTGGGACTCAGTAACTTCATTCGTAAGTGGACACGGTGGAGGTAGCGGTTTAGGTAAAGGTTTAGCGGTATCACAAGCTAAAGTAATGGCTACTAGCTTCGGTAAAACGTTCACAAGTGAGTTAGGTTCAACGTTGACAGATGGATTCAACGACAGTTTAACACCAAGCGTTGACGGCCATATGACAAACGATGTGCAACATAGCATGAAAGAAAATAACAGACCTATTGTTAATGTAACTGTTAGAAACGAGGGCGATCTAAACATGATTAAATCTCACATTGACGATATGGATGCAAAAGATGGTAGTTTCAACTTAATGTAAGGGAGGTTTGTTTATTGATAGCCCATGATGTAGAAATTATTAAAAATGGTGTGAAGTATCGTGTCAGTGACAATCCTCACACTTACAAACACTTAAGAGTGCTTGATTACAACGTTATCGGTTCGGGTTACAAAAGGAATTATTCGCCTTTAGATGGTGTTGATGGACGTTTTCACAATTACGCTAAAGAGGAATATAAAAAAGTTGAATTAAGGTTGAGGTATGAAGTACCTAAAATTGCTTATGCCTCACATCTTAAATCAGACATTCAAACATTGTTTTATGGTCGCTTTTACCTAAGAGAATTGGCAACGCCGGATAACACTATCAAATTTGAAAATATGTTCGAACCATTAGAACAAGAATTTGAATTAGATTATGTTGATGGTAGACAACTATTTGTTGGATTAGTTAGCGAAGTATCTTTTGACACAACTAAGACATCAGGAGAAATCACGTTGACCTTTGAGACGACAGAATTGCCGTTCTTTGAAAGTATCGGCTATAGCACTGATTTAGAAAGTGATAACGATTTAGAAAAATGGTCAGTACCGGACAGAATAGCGCTAAATGAAAATGATAGAAGTAGACAAATGACATTCTATAATACGAGTTCTGGAGATGTTTATTACAACGGAGATGTAGCATTAACGCAGTTCAACCAATTCAATGTAGTTGAAATTGAATTAGCCGAAGATGTTAAAGCTGATGATAAAGACGGTTTCACTTTCTATATGGATAAAGGAAATATCTCAGTAATTAAAGATGTCGATTTAAAAGCAGGCGATAAAATCATTTTTGATAACAAGCACACATATAAAGACAATTTAAATATTGACCTATACAACAAGACGTTAGAACAACCGGTGTTGTATCCCGGTTGGAATCATTTTAAAGCCAACAGACTTATGAAAAAGATAGTCTTTAGACACAAATTATATTACAGATAAGGAGTAGCATATGCCGGTATTATTAAAAAGTTTGCAAGGCGTCGGTCATGCGATTTATGTTAATACAAAATTAAATGAAAAATTGAATGAAGATAGCACGTTAGACATTGATATGATAGAAAATGCTAGCACTTTCGACGCGATCGGCGCTATTACAAAGATGTGGACTATCACAAATATAAAAGGGGAAGATGACCTCAACGAATATGTAATAGTAATGCTTGATAAATCAACAATCGGAAACAAAATCAAACTTAGTATCAAAGCGAGACAAAAAGAATTAGACGATCTAAACAATTCTAGGATTTACCAAGAATATAACGAAAGTTTCACAGGCGTAGAATTTTTTAACACTGTATTTAAAGGAACTAGTTATAAGTACGTATTGCATACTAAGGTTGACGCGTCAAAATTCGAGGGATTAGGTAAGGGAGACACAAGGCTTGAGATATTCAAAAAAGGGCTTGAACGTTATCATCTCGAATATGAATATGAAGCTAAAACTAAGACGTTTCACTTGTACGATGAATTATCTAAAGTAGCAGGTTACTACATCAAATCAGGTGTAAATGCTGATAATGTCAAGATTCAAGAAGATGCTTCTAAATGCTACACATATATAAGAGGTTATGGCGACTTTGACGGTCAACAAACTTTTACAGAGGCTGGATTACAATTCGAATTCACACACCCATTAGCACAACTGATTGGGAAAAGGGAAGCGCCTCCGTTAATAGATGGACGTATAAAAAAAGAGGATGTTTTAAAAAAATCAATGGAGCTAGTGATAAAGAAAAGTGTCACTGCTTCTATTTCTTTGGACTTCGTAGCACAGCCTGAGCATTTTCCAGAGGCTAATCCTAGAATTGGCGATGTCGTAAGAGTGGCCGAACCAACTATAGGCTATAACGACTTAGTAAGAATAGTCGAGATTACTACACATAGAGATGCATATAACAACATCATCAAACAAGATGTAGTATTAGGCGATTTTACAATGCGTGACAGATATAGAAAAGCTATCCATGAAGCTACGAACTACGTTAAGAATGTAAAAACAACTAAGTCAGACCCAGCTAAGTACTTGAGAGAACTAAACGCTAAAGTCAACGCTAGTTTATCTATAAATAATGAGTTAGTTAAGCAGAATGAAAAAATAAACGCAAAAGTCGATAAGATGAGTACTAAAACAGTTACAACTGCGAATGGCACGATCATGTACGACTTTACGAGTCAATCAAGTATAAGAAATATCAAATCTATTGGAACGATTGGCGATTCTGTAGCTAGAGGGTCTCATGCAAAAACTAATTTCACAGAAATGTTAGGCAAGAAATTAAAAGCGAAAACGACCAACCTTGCAAAAGGTGGCGCAACTATGGCAACTGTTACAGATACAAACAACGTTGAAAATAGTATTTATAGACAAGCAGAACAAATTAGAGGCGACTTAATCATATTACAAGGCACTGATGATGACTGGTTACACGGTTATTGGGCAGGCGTACCGATAGGCACTGATAAAACGGACACTAAAACGTTTTATGGTGCCTTTTGTTCTGCAATTGAAGTTATACGAAAAAATAACCCAGATTCAAAAATACTAGTAATGACAGCTACTAAACAATGTCCTATGCGTGGCACAACGATACGCCGTAAAGACACGGACAAAAACAAACTAGGGTTAACACTTGAGGACTATGTAAACGCTCAAATATTAGCTTGTAGTGAGTTAGATGTACCAGTGTTTGACGCATATCACACAGATTACTTTAAGCCATACAATCCAGCTTTTAGGAAAGCGAGCATGGAGGACGGCTTACACCCTAACGAAAAAGGTCACGAGGTTATTATGTACGAGTTAATCAAGGATTATTACAGTTTTTACGACTAAAGGAGGCAACCAATGGCTTACGGATTAATTACAAGTTTACATTCAATGACAGGTCGGAAAATAGTTGCTCAACATGAGTATAACTATCGCTTGTTAGATGAAGGTATGAGCAAACTTGAGAAAATGTTTATATACCATCAAAAAGAAGAAATATACGCACACTCAGCGAAACAAATTAAATACTTGAATGACAGTGTTGAAGATTATTTAACGTATTTAAATGGCCGTTTTAGCAATATGATTCTAGGCCATAACGGCGACGGTATCAATGAAGTAAAAGACGCGCGTATTGATAATACAGGTTATGGTCATAAGACATTGCAAGATCGTTTGTATCATGATTATTCAACACTAGATGCTTTCACTAAAAAGGTTGAGAAAGCTGTAGATGAACACTATAAAGAATATCGAGCGACAGAATACCGATTCGAACCAAAAGAGCAAGAACCGGAATTTATCACTGATTTATCGCCATATACAAATGCAGTAATGCAATCATTTTGGGTAGACCCTAGAACGAAAATTATTTATATGACGCAAGCTCGTCCAGGTAATCATTACATGTTATCTAGATTGAAGCCCAACGGACAATTTATTGATAGATTGCTTGTTAAAAACGGCGGTCACGGTACACACAATGCGTATAGATACATTGATGGAGAATTATGGATTTATTCAGCTGTATTGGACAGCAACAAAAACAACAAGTTTGTACGTTTCCAATATAGAACTGGAGAAATAACTTATGGTAATGAAATGCAAGATGTCATGCCGAATATATTTAACGACAGATATACGTCAGCGATTTATAATCCGGTAGAAAATTTAATGATTTTTAGACGTGAATATAAACCCACTGAAAGACAACTTAAGAATTCGTTGAACTTTGTTGAGGTTAGAAGTGCTGACGATATTGATAAAGGTATAGACAAAGTATTGTATCAAATGGATATACCTATGGAATACACTTCAGATACACAACCTATGCAAGGTATCACTTATGATGCAGGTATCTTATATTGGTATACAGGTGATTCAAATACAGCCAACCCTAACTACTTACAAGGTTTCGATATAAAAACAAAAGAATTGTTATTTAAACGACGTATCGATATTGGCGGTGTGAATAATAACTTTAAAGGAGACTTCCAAGAAGCTGAGGGTCTAGATATGTATTACGATCTAGAAACAGGACGCAAAGCGCTTTTAATAGGGGTAACTATTGGACCTGGTAACAACAGACATCACTCAATTTATTCCATCGGCCAAAGAGGTGTTAACCAATTCTTAAAAAACATTGCACCTCAAGTATCGATGACTGATTCAGGCGGACGTGTTAAACCGTTACCAATACAGAACCCAGCATATCTAAGTGATATTACGGAAGTTGGTCATTACTATATCTATACGCAAGACACACAAAATGCGTTAGATTTCCCGTTACCGAAAGCGTTTAGAGATGCAGGTTGGTTCTTTGATGTACTGCCTGGACACTATAATGGTGCTCTAAGACAAGTACTTACCAGAAACAGCACAGGTAGAAATATGCTTAAATTCGAACGTGTCATTGACATTTTCAATAAGAAAAACAACGGAGCATGGAATTTCTGTCCGCAAAACGCCGGTTATTGGGAACATATCCCTAAGAATATTACAAAATTATCAGATTTAAAAATCGTTGGTTTAGATTTCTATATCACTACTGAAGAATCAAAACGATTTACTGATTTTCCTAAAGACTTTAAAGGTATTGCAGGTTGGATATTAGAAGTAAAATCGAATACACCGGGTAACACAACACAAGTATTAAGACGTAATAACTTCCCGTCTGCACATCAATTTTTAGTTAGAAACTTTGGTACTGGTGGCGTTGGTAAATGGAGTTTATTCGAGGGAAAGGTGGTTGAATAATGATAGTAGATAATTTTTCGAAAGACGATAACTTAATCGAGTTACAAACAACATCACAATATAATCCAATTATTGACACAAACATCAGTTTCTATGAATCAGATAGAGGAACTGGTGTTTTAAATTTTGCAGTAACTAAGAATAACAGACCGTTATCTATAAGTTCTGAACATGTTAAGACATCTATCGTGTTAAAAACCGATGATTATAACGTAGATAGAGGCGCTTATATTTCAGACGAATTAACGATAGTAGACGCAATTAATGGGCGTTTGCAGTATGTGATACCGAATGAATTTTTAAAACATTCAGGCAAGGTGCATGCTCAGGCATTCTTTACACAAAACGGGAGTAATAATGTTGTTGTTGAACGTCAATTTAGCTTCAATATTGAAAATGATTTAGTTAGTGGGTTTGATGGTATAACAAAGCTTGTTTATATCAAATCTATTCAAGATACTATCGAAGCTGTCGGTAAAGACTTTAACCAATTAAAGCAAAATATGGCTGATACACAAACGTTAATAGCAAAAGTGAATGATAGTGCGACAAAAGGCATTCAACAAATCGAAATCAAGCAAAACGAAGCTATACAAGCTATTACTGCGACGCAAACTAGTGCAACACAAGCTGTTACAGCTGAAGTCGATAAAATAGTTGAAAAAGAGCAAGCGATTTTTGAACGTGTTAACGAAGTTGAACAACAAATCAATGGCGCTGACCTTGTTAAAGGTAATTCAACAACAAATTGGCAAAAGTCTAAACTTACTGATGATTACGGTAAAGCAATTGAATCGTCTGAACAGTCCATAGATAGCGTTTTAAGCGCAATTAACACATCTAGGATTATTCATATCACTAGCGCAACAGATGCGCCAACATTTAAAGATATAGGCACTTTAGAGACGCCTAAAGAAGATGGCGTTGATGATGGTTCTGAAGTTTCAGCAACTACGAATACTTTAGGGAAATCAGGCTTGTTAGTTGTTTATGTTGTTGATGACAGTACAGCTCGTGCTACATGGTATCCAGACGATTCAAATGATGAGTACACAAAATATAAAATCGGTGGCACATGGTATCAGTTCTATAAAAAAGTTGACGAAGAATTAACGAAGAAATTTGTTGAAGAAACGGCTAACAACGCTTTAAATCAAGCTAAGCAGTATGTAGATGATAAATTCGGAACAACGAGCTGGCAACAACATAAGATGACAGAGGCGAATGGCCAATCAATACAAGTTAACTTGAATAATGCGCAAGGCGATTTGGGATATTTAACTGCTGGTAATTACTATGCAACAAGAGTGCCGGATTTACCAGGTAGCGTTGAAAGTTATGAGGGTTATTTATCGGTATTCGTTAAAGATGATACAAACAAGCTATTTAACTTCACACCTTATAACTCTAAAAAGATTTACACACGATCAATCACAAACGGCAGACTTGAGCAACAGTGGACAGTTCCTAATGAACATAAATCAACGGTATTGTTCGACGGTGGAGCAAATGGTGTAGGTACAACAATCAATCTAACCGAACCATACACAAACTATTCTATTTTATTAGTAAGTGGAACTTATCCAGGTGGCGTTATTGAGGGATTCGGACTAACCACATTACCTAATGCAATTCAATTAAGTAAAGCGAATGTAGTTGACTCAGACGGTAACGGTGGCGGTATTTATGAGTGTTTACTATCCAAAACAAGTAGCACTACTTTAAGAATCGATAACGATGTGTACTTTGATTTAGGTAAAACATCAGGTTCTGGAGCGAATGCCAACAAAGTTACTATAACTAAAATTATGGGGTGGAAATAATGAAAATCACAGTAAATGATAAAAATGAAGTTATCGGATACGTTAATACTGGCGGTTTACGCAATAGTTTAGATGTAGATGATAACAATGTGCCTATTAAATTTAAAGAAGAGTTCGAACCTAGAAAGTTTGTTTTCACTAACGGCGAAATTAAATACAATAGCAATTTCGAAAAAGAAGACGTACCGAATGCATCAAACCAACAAAGTGCGTCAGATTTAAGTGATGAGGAACTTCGCGGAATGGTTGCAAGTATGCAAATGCAGATGACGCAAGTGAACATGTTGACAATGCAATTGACGCAACAAAACGCTATGTTAACACAACAGTTGACCGAACTGAAAACTAACAAAACAAATACTGAGGGGGACGTTTAAATGATGAAGATGATTTATCCAACTTTTAAAGACATTAAAACTTTTTATGTGTGGGGTTGCTATAAAAATGAGCAAATTAAGTGGTACGTAGACATGGGTGTAATCGACAAAGAAGAATATGCATTGATCACTGGTGAAAAATATCCAGAGGCAAAAGATGAAAAGTCACAGGTGTAATGCTTGAGGCTTTTTAATTTAACACAAAGTAGGTGGCGTAATGTTTGGATTTACCAAACGGCACGAACATGAATGGCGAATTAGAAGATTAGAAGAGAATGATAAAACAATGCTTAGCACTCTCAATGAGATTAAATTAGGTCAAAAAACTCAAGAGCAAGTTAACATTAAATTAGATAAAACTTTAGATGCTATCCAGAGGGAAAGACAGATAGACGAAAAAAATAAGAAAGAAAACGACAAAAATATACGCGATATGAAAATGTGGATTCTCGGTTTGATAGGGACTATCTTCAGTACGATTGTCATAGCTTTACTAAGAACTATTTTTGGTATTTAAAGGAGGTGATTACCATGCTTAAAGGGATTTTAGGATATAGCTTCTGGGCGTGCTTCTGGTTTGGTAAATGTAAATAACAGTTAAGAGTCAGTGCTTCGGCACTGGCTTTTTATTTTGATTGAAATGAGGTGCATACATGGGATTACCTAACCCAAAGACTAGAAAGCCTACAGCTAGTGAAGTGGTGGAGTGGGCAAAGTCGAATATTGGTAAGAGGATTAATATAGATAATTATCGGGGCAGTCAATGTTGGGATACACCTAACTTTATTTTTAAAAGATATTGGGGTTTTGTAACATGGGGCAATGCTAAGGATATGGCTAATTACAGATATCCTAAGGGTTTCCGATTCTATCGTTATTCATCTGGATTTGTACCGGAACCTGGAGACATCGCAGTTTGGCACCCTGGCAACGGAATAGGTTCGGACGGACACACCGCAATAGTAGTAGGACCATCTAATAAAAGTTATTTTTATAGCGTTGACCAAAACTGGGTTAATTCTAATAGTTGGACAGGTTCTCCGGGAAGTTTAGTAAGACACCCTTATGTAAGTGTTACAGGCTTTGTCAGACCTCCATATTCAAAAGATACTAGCAAACCTAGTAGTACTGATACAAGTTCAGCATCAAAAGCCAATGACTCAACAATTACTGGCGAAGCGAAGAAACCGCAATTTAAAGAAGTTAAAACAGTAAAATACACTGCTTACAGCAATGTTTTAGATAAAGAAGAGCACTTCATTGATCATATAGTTGTAATGGGTGATGAACGCTCAGATATTCAAGGATTATATATAAAAGAATCAATGCATATGCGTTCTGTAGACGAACTGTATACGCAAAGAAATAAGTTTATAAGCGATTATGAAATACCGCATTTATATGTCGATAGAGAGGCTACATGGCTTGCTAGACCAACCAATTTTGATGACCCGCGTCACCCTAATTGGCTAGTTATTGAAGTATGTGGTGGTCAAACAGATAGCAAACGACAATTCTTATTGAATCAAATACAAGCGTTAATACGTGGTGTTTGGTTATTGTCAGGGATTGATAAAAACTTATCTGAAACGACGTTAAAGGTAGACCCTAATATTTGGCGTAGTATGAAAGATTTAATTAATTACGACTTGATTAAGCAAGGTATACCGGATAACGCAAAGTATGAGCAAGTTAAAAAGAAAATGCTTGAGACATACATTAAACGAGATATATTGACACGAGAAAATATAAAAGAAGTAACGACAAAAACAACAATAAGAATTAGTGATAAAACATCAGTTGACAGTGCGTCCACACGAGGCCCTACTCCATCAGACGAAAAACCAAGCATCGTTACTGAAACAAGTCCATTCACATTCCAGCAAGCACTGGATAGACAAATGTCTAGGGGTAACCCGAAAAAATCTCATACATGGGGCTGGGCTAATGCAACACGAGCACAAACGAGCTCGGCAATGAATGTTAAGCGAATATGGGAAAGTAACACGCAATGCTATCAAATGCTTAATTTAGGCAAGTATCAAGGCATTTCAGTTAGTGCGCTTAACAAAATACTTAAAGGAAAAGGAACGCTCGACGGACAAGGCAAAGCATTCGCGGAAGCTTGTAAGAAAAACAACATTAACGAAATTTATTTGATCGCGCACGCTTTCTTAGAAAGTGGATACGGAACAAGTAACTTCGCTAATGGTAGATACGGTGCATATAATTACTTCGGTATTGGTGCATTCGACAACGACCCTGATTATGCAATGACGTTTGCTAAAAATAAAGGTTGGACATCTCCAGCAAAAGCAATCATGGGCGGTGCTAGCTTCGTAAGAAAGGATTACATCAATAAAGGTCAAAACACATTGTACCGAATTAGATGGAATCCTAAGAATCCAGCTACCCACCAATACGCTACTGCTATAGAGTGGTGCCAACATCAAGCAAGTACAATCGCTAAGTTATATAAACAAATCGGCTTAAAAGGTATCTACTTCACAAGGGATAAATATAAATAAAGAGGTGTGTAAATGTACAAAATAAAAGATGTTGAAACGAGAATAAAAAATGATGGTGTTGACTTAGGTGACATTGGCTGTCGATTTTACACTGAAGATGAAAATACAGCATCTATAAGAATAGGTATCAATGACAAACAAGGTCGTATCGATCTAAAAGCACATGGCTTAACACCTAGATTACATTTGTTTATGGAAGATGGCTCTATATTCAAAAATGAGCCCCTTATTATCGACGATGTTGTAAAAGGATTCATTACCTACAAGATACCTAAAAAGGTTATCAAACACGCTGGTTATGTTCGTTGTAAGCTGTTTTTAGAGAAAGAAGAAGAAAAAATACATGTCGCGAACTTTTCTTTCAATATCGTTGATAGTGGTATTGAATCTGCTGTAGCAAAAGAAATCGATGTTAAATTGGTAGATGATGCTATTACGAGAATCTTAAAAGATAACGCGACAGATTTATTGAGCAAAGACTTTAAAGAGAAAATAGATAAAGATGTCATTTCTTACATCGAAAAGAATGAAAGTAGATTTAAAGGTGCGAAAGGTGATAAAGGCGAACCGGGACAACCTGGTGCAAAAGGTGAAGCAGGTAAAAAAGGAGAACAAGGCGCACCCGGTAAAAACGGTACTGTAGTATCAATCAATCCTGACACTAAAATGTGGCAAATTGATGGTAAAGATACAGATATCAAAGCAGAACCTGAGTTATTGGACAAAATCAATATCGCAAATGTTGAAGGGTTAGAAGATAAATTGCAAGAAGTTGAAAAAATCAAAGATACAACTCTCAACGACTCTAAAACGTATACGGATACAAAAATTGCTGAACTAGTTGATAGCGCGCCTGAATCTATGAACACATTAAGAGAATTAGCAGAAGCAATACAAAACAACTCTATTTCAGAAAGTGTATTGCAACAGATTGGCTCAAAAGTTAGTACAGAAGATTTTGAGGAATTCAAACAAACACTAAATGATTTATATGCTCCAAAAAATCATAATCATGACGAGCGGTATGTTTTGTCATCTCAAGCTTTTACTAAACAACAAGCGGATAGTTTATATCAACTAAAAAGCGCATCTCAACCGACGGTTAAAATTTGGACAGGAACAGAAAATGAATATAACTATATATATCAAAAAGACCCTAATACACTTTACTTAATTAAGGGGTGATTTTTATGGAAGGTAATTTTAAAAATGTAAAGAAACTTATTTACGAAGGCGAAGAATATACAAAAGTATATGCTGGAAATATCCAAGTATGGAAAAAGCCTTCATCTTTTGTAATTAAACCCTTACCTAAAAATAAATATCCGGATAGCATAGAAGATTCAACAGCAAAATGGACAATAAACGGAGTTGAACCTAATAAAAGTTATCAGGTGACAATAGAAAATGTACGTAGCGGTATAATGAGGGTTTCGCAAACTAATTTAGGTTCAAGTGATTTAGGAATATCAGGAGTCAATAGCGGAGTTGCAATTAAAAATATCAACTTTAGTAATCCTTCAGGGATGTTGTATGTCACTATAAGTGATGTTTATTCAGGATCTCCGACATTGACCATTGAATAATTTTAAACGACTAATTTTTTAGTCGTTTTTTATTTTGGATAAAAGGAGCAAACAAATGGATATCGGTACAATCGTAAGAACAATTTTATTAATAGTCGCATGGATCAATCAGTTTTTAGCAATCAAACATATTTCTCCAATCCCAGTTGACGAAGTGTTTATAAGCACAGTCGTTACTGGGATTGTTTCAATTTGGACGTGGTGGAAGAATAACAACTTTACTCACGCATCTAAGAAAGGGCAACAAAAAATTTATGAAGTAAAAGCTGGCATTCAGTCAACTGGTGGCGCACCTAAAGTGAACGGAGATGATAACAATGCCGTCGGTTAGAACATACAGTCAAGCTATTAGCTACCTTAAAAGCCTAGAGGGTAAGGCGTGGAATCCAGACAATGCATTTGGATGTCAATGCTTCGATACTGCCAACCAATATTGGCTTTACTTATTTAATCATAGGTTGAAAGGTGTGGGCGCTGCGGACATTCCTACATGGAATGATTTCACTAACGAAGCAACCGTTTACGAAAATACTGTGTCGTTTCAAGCATTGCCGGGCGACGTCGTTATTTTTAACCGTAATTATGGCGGTGGTTATGGTCATGTAGGTATTGTAATAAGCGCTACGTTAGATTCTATAACTATTTTAGAGCAGAACTGGCTAGGCGGTGCTTACTGGAACCCACCAGAAGTTACTACAAGACGCACACACGGCTATGATTTTCCTATGTGGTTCATTCGTCCATTCTATGCAAAAGAAACGACTGCTAATAAGCTAAGAAGCGCAGTAACACCAGTTAAACAAGATAAGTTATCAAAAGGCAAAAAAATCATGCTTGTAGCTGGTCATGGTATTGGCGCATACTCTAACGACCCAGGTGCCGTTGCGAATGGAGAAAACGAAAGAGATTTTAACCGTAAAAATATTATCCCTAGAGTGAAAAAGTATCTTGAGTCAGTAGGTAACACAGTATTGTTATACGGTGGCAACTCGATGAATCAAGATTTATATCAAGATACATTGTACGGTCAACGTGTTGGAAACTATAAAGATTATGGCATGTACTGGATTAAAAGTGAAGTCAAACCGGATGCAATCATAGAGTTTCATTTAGATTCTGCTAGCCCACAAGCAAGTGGCGGGCATGTAATCATTAGCGATCGTTTCCCAGCTGATGACATTGACAAGGCATTAAGTAGTGCATTAGATAAAACAGTGGGTAAAATAAGAGGTGTGACACCTAGAGGGGATTTATTGAACGCTAACGTGTCTGCTGATCTTAATCTTAATTATCGTTTAATCGAATTAGGTTTTATCACATCTACGAAAGATTTAAACTACATTAAAAACAATTTAGACAGCTTCACGAAGCGGATTGCTGAAGCCATTAACGGCAGACAAATTGATGCGCCAAGTAGTAAGCCAAGCGCTGACAAAATAACATGGAATTGGAAAGGCGTATTTTATCCTAATCCAGAAAAAGCTATAAGAGTCAGAAAAACAGCTGGATTAACCGGCACAGTCGTTGAAGAAGATTCATGGCTATACACAAAAGATGATTGGGTAAAATTCGACCAAGTCATTAAAAAAGATGGCTACTGGTGGATTAGATTCAAATATCAACGTGAGGGCTCTAGTACTAACAATTTCTATTGTGCAGTGTGTAGAATTACTGATAAGGAACAAAAGATTAAAAATGAAAAATATTGGGGCACGATTGAGTGGGCTTAATATGTTATAATTAACATCCACCACATCATTTGGCAGGTACTACGGTACTTGCCTATTTTTTTATGTTATAATTACATGTGTATATAGTAGGAGTGAACTATATAGCCCGGCAGAGGCCATATATCTGGCTGTTGGTCTCACAGGAGACATCTTCCTTGTCATCACTCATATACATATATCTTGATAACATAGAGTTGTTATAGTCGCTACGCCACTCATACTAGTTACTGGGTGGTTGTTTTTTTATGTTCGTATTTACGTTCGTATGATTTTTATTATATCCTATAAATAATATTGTATTAAATGTAAGGTGAAAGGGGTATAATAATGTATGAATATGAATCAAAATATCCAAATCCTAATGATTTTCAATGTCCTCCAAAAGAAGCAAATTTCGCTGAAGGTATAACATTTTATAAATGTAGCGACACATATGAATTGCCAAGCCAGTACATGGAACCTATGATAGAAAAAGGTTCAAGATTTCCTAAAAACAATGAAGAAAGATGTTTAATGTGTGGTCATTCTGTCTTTGTGGATGATAAGGATATATTTGAATTGATTAACAAAAAAGGTAGAATAGCAAAAGGAATAAAAGATAAATGGAGATTTGTCTTTTATTTTGAAGGAAGCCAATTTAGTAAATATAAATTTACACCTTCAAAAAGTAATAAAAAGCACTATACATATTGGCATTATGGGAGTAACGATATAATATATAGCTATAAGAGTGCTATAAACGAATGAAAGGAGTGGTGATATGACAATAGTATTCTCAAAATTAATTGACGTATTTGATGAATTCATGTATCCCACTTTCTTTTCATACGAAGCAATAGTGGGTGAGAAAACTAAAATATTTATAACTTTATTCGCATATTATGATGAAAATAGTAGGAAAGACTATTTTTTTAATGTGCCAGTAAATAAAAAGAAATATGAACAACTTATAAATGGTGAAATTGAAATTAGGTCTTTGTTTGTAAACAATAAAGATGGTTTTTTTACAGAAGGTTCACCTGAAAGTGTAGCAATTATAGAACCTATACATTTAAACGTTAACACTGTCGATTATTTACCAGAAAAAAATTTATTCATGGTATATGATGATGAATTTTTGATTGTCGATATAGAAGAAATGAATTCCGAGTTAGATAATAGTGAAACTGTAGAGAAATTATTTGACTTAAACATTGGTAAACAAATAAATTCATCAGAATATAATAATAAAGAAGGTTTAATGATTGCTTTTAGTAATGATAATCAAATTATAAAAGCAGATTCGTTAGGAGTATTGATAACCAAGACGAGTGAATTGTTTAATAAAATAAGTAATAATTTATTAAATTTAAATGTAGTTAAACCTTTTGAAAGTAGTTTTGGTATTTCTTTGGAATTTGATTCATTAAATTTAGACATTAATGATAACGAAATATATATCAATAAGTTTTTAAACCTTCTAAACTTTGTTTCTAATGATAAAAAAGAAGATTTTTTCAATGAATTTTTAGGGTTGTACTCTATCAAAGAAAAAGATGAGTTCTTAAATATTCTTAATGAATTAAGTTCTAATGACATAGAAATGAAAAGTATGTATTATAACAATATAAATGGAATTTATAAAGGCAGTATATTGAAACCATCAGAAGCCAAAAAATTTATAAATAGAGTTTATAATACAACAGAAACAAAAGAAACTTTAAATATCAATAATGCAACTATATATAAAATAGATGTAAAAAATAACTCATTTGGAGTTATAATCGATAATGATATTTATACTGGAAAATTAGGAGAAAGTTTACAAGACAAAGAAGAAACACAATTTACTGTTCCTTCAGAAAAAAATGTTGTTTTAACACAGATATTTAAAAAAGACGAATTTACTAAAAAAGAAAGAAAGCATTACATATTAGAATCTATAAACTAA